TTGTGCAAGAAATATTCCACCTTTAGTTTTTTCTGGCATTCTGAAAGGAAGAACTAAAAGTCTCCAGCCCGTAGGTCTTGGTAACTTATTTGATTCTTTTGTTTTTAAACGCTCATAAGATTCTGTTTCAGAATCTGCTATTTTTTTATCTTGTTGTTCGTACTTTTCTTCCAATGCATTTTTATGCTTTGGGATCTCTTTCTTTTCCATCAAGATTGATGACGATTCCGTCTTTGTCTTCATTTTTTGCTCCTTTGTTTAGCAGGTTGGATATTTCCCCTGAAATAAATGTGTAAGCTTGCGCTTGTCCTAACATATACTTGTATTTTTCCATACTGTCAACGCCTCCGCCTACCATGACATTAGCTACTTGGTTATAGTTTTCTTTTAAAAGTTTTTGAATTCTATTAATTAATACTAAATCGTCCATTTTCTTTCCTTACAGTTTAAATTGTTGCAGTACTATTAGTTTTTCTTCAGCATTTGCAATCTTTTCTATTAGTTTATCTACTTCATCTATGTGTTGTGGATGTTCTCCAATACCTACAGAATTTTCTAAGTAAATTTTAAGTGTGGCATCAGCTTCAGATATCTGTGCATTGTACCTGTCTTCTAATGCTGTTAATATGGCTTCTCTCATTTTTTTGCTATTTTATCTTTATTAGGTCCTTTTTTTATCACATAATCTTGAGTTCCGCTAGCCCCTGTTTGAACTTCTTTTTTTAAGTGTCTAAACAAGGCCATCTCTTTTACTTTTTTGTATTGTTCATTAATAAATTTTTCCAGTAATTTTGTGTCTCTCATTTTTTAATTTCATTTTCAAAAGTTTTATCTACTTCTAAAACTTCTTCTTTTTTTATTTTTCCTTTATTTAACTTACATTTACATCTAGGAGCTTTTAACCACTCAAAGAGATTATCTATAGATCCAAAAAATTTATATAGGAATCTGTCAATCACTAGCAATTCCACTTTCTAAGTGACTTAGATAATCTATCATCACCAGTATTGTTACTAGGTTTTTGTCTTTTACGCATACCTTTCATCCTCGCGCAAAAACTCTTTCTACGATTAGATGCAGTAGATCCTTCTTTTAATTTGGAGGGTTTAGTTGTGACTGCTGTTTTAAGTTTGGATCCAGGATTAGCTGCTCTATAAGATGCAACACCTTTAGCGTTCAATCCACCTGATTTAGATTTGCCTTCTTTTCTAGTCCAAGCTGCAGTAGTTGAGCCACCTTCTTTGAAACCAGTAAGCATTTTGCCATAATACTTTTTATAACTTTGATTTTCTCCAGGACCGCCTTTTATAAAGCTACCAGTGTATTTTGTGTTAGGCATTTTCATTACGCTGTCGTTTTCTTTTTAGGAAAACCTTTTTTCATATTAGCGTAAGCTTTCTTTGTTATTGTAGAATCTTTTTTACTTCTTGAAGTACCAGCTTTCTTACGAGCGTTGATGTTGGCCCAAAGGCCTTTTGCTTTAGCCATTATATTTTATACTCTCTGATTAAGCGTTAAGTTTTTTAACGATTCTTTTTTTTTCAGCTGTTAAATTTTTCTTACCTTTTGAAGTGTAAGCTTTTTCTGAATCTACTCTGCCTAATTCTTCAAAGTCATTTATTTTAGAGCCGTGTTTTTTATTAACTCTTCCACCTGTTTTCATAAACCTTACGTTTGATCTTTGTCCGTTTTGTCTCATAGTATTTTCTCCTAAGTTATTTTCTTTTTATCAGATCTGTCGCTTTAAGTCCATAGACGCTCGCGATGACACCAACAAAAATTGTTTGGTACCAAAATGGTAAATTTCCAAAGTGGAAAAAGAATAGTTCCATTTTTTCCATATGTACAGGATTATCTGACCATACTGACCATCCCAGCATTACGATCGGGACAGAGAGCAAAAGCAAAATAAATTCGTCCTTCCAATCCGAATTTCTTGATTCTAGTAATTTTCCCTGGTAAGCTTCTTCACCTTGAGCCATTTTAGTAGCATGCATCAATTGTGCATCTGACATAGCCATTTTAGTTCTCTGCTTGTTAGCGTAAATTTTACTACCTGCAGAGACGGCTAATTTAATTGCCGATAACCACATGTTAGTACCAAGTAGCTTTTTTGCTTTTTGATTTTAACATTCTTTTAGTTCCTCTAACTTCAACCTGATCCCCAACACCTATTTTGTTGAACACTCTGTCTTGGTTAGTAAGAATAGTAGATCTCGGATCTGTTTCAGTTCTAACTTCTGGAGTTGTAATCTCTACACCCCCATTAGCGTCACAACTTGAAACTGTTCCTTTGCTACCATAAGAAAGTTTATTTTTTAAATCTGCCATATTTTCTCCTTAATGTGTTTATACTTACTTTTTTTTAAAATTTCTACCAAAATCGTTCATTTTACTTCGATTAGCTAGTTCTTGTTTAGCGATAGACGTTGCAGCACGTAATTCTGCTAAATCTTCGTTCTGTGCCAACTTTTCATCCTTGTTTTGTTGGTTCATCATAGCTTTCATCTTATCAAGATTGATTTTTTCTTGAGCTTGTTGTGCTGATACAAAATCATCCTTAGCTCTGATGTCTAATTCTCTTGCTTTTAGTTTAGCAATTGGATCATTTGCATATTCACCTAACATTTCTTGCTCTTCTTTAGCAAAATCTTCAAACATCTCTGCAATCAACACAGCTTTTCTAGCTTCTATCTGCATTGTTAGGCCCATGATCTGTTGTTGGATCATTGGGTCTTGTTGCATCTGTGGATTTTGTTGCATTTGTTGTTGAATCATTTGCATTTGCATAATTTGATCTTTAAATTCTACTTCAACTTGCTCTAACGCCATCAAACTAATGTGTTCAAAGATATTTTTCTGCATTGAAGCTGTTACCATTGGATTTCCTCTAGCCATTGAAGAAGACATAAAATTTAAATGAGCAGTAATGTGAGCTCTATGGTCTTGTCCTTTAAAAGCTTGGAAAGGTTTTCCTCCCAACGATTGAATTGCTTCTACAGCAGGATCCATCGGTGTCGGTTTTTGAGGTTGAACTAAAATAGTATCAATATTTTTTACACCCAGTGCTTCGTACATTGCACGATACGCATTATACATGTTATGCATCTGCGGATTTGATTGTGCTAGTTGTAATTCAGCTTGAGCAATTGATATTCTTTGAGACTGAGAAAAAATATTAGGATCTGCTATAGGTAAGATATCTATCTTATCATCAAAGTCTTGTTGTTTGATTTGTCTAGTTCCTCCTACTACATCATAAGGATATTCTGCAGGTAAATATGTTTTAAATATTCTACCTAACATTTTGAACTCATGTTTAAGACTCACATAAATTCTTTTATGAATCGCGGACATTGTTCTTGACCCTCTCTCCAGAAGCGCTACGGTCGTACCCACTGCGGCTTGCTGGTTCCCATCACCTACTTGAAGATCGGCAATAGACGCGAATCGCTGTCCAGCCGATACTACGACCCCCATTAACTGCAATAGAGTCTGAGAAGGTTCCTTAAATGGAAGTGCCATAAAAGCATCTTTTATATTTCCACCGGGAGCATCTACATCTCTAAATTCACCTGGAGCAATCGCTTGCGCGTCGTCTCTAATTCTAATTCCTCGCATTTTAAATCCTGCGGGTAAGTTGGATAAAGTTCCTGCATCCAATAACGATCTAAGTGCTGCAGTTGCAGTACGTGACAATCCACCAATCATATGAATTAAACCAAAGCCATAAAATCCTAAGCCTGGTAAAAATTTAAAATGTACAAAATAAGAAATTTTTTTCTTTAACGGATCATTAGGTTCAAAGTTTCTTCTGATACTTAAAACTTCACGAGTGGCTTCTTCAATCGTTACAATGTAAGGAAGTTTAATTCCAGTTTCTTCACCTGCTGCATCCCTATCTTCAAAACCTTCTAGATCTAAATCTATATGACATTCTAAAATATTATAAACGTCTTCGTTTTGAGTTTTTTGTATTCCTTCTAACTCTCTTTCTTTTCTATCTAAATCAGATTCTGTGTCTG